GACGGTTCGCCGCGATCCCGGCCGACATCAAGGACTCCGGTGCTCACGCCCTGGTCGGCTGGGCGCTAGACACGGCCACCGACGACGGCTCGCTCCTGGCGCTCCTTGAGGGCGGCCTGCAGCGTCGAGTCATCAACTTCGGACGCTTCACCGTCATGGGCTCCTCGATCGCAGACCCCAAGGCTGAGGGCTGGCAGCGACTCGGACAGGGCGCAAACTGTGCGTTCTGCGACATGCTCATCAGCCGCGGCGCCGTGTACTCCGAGGCAAGCGCCGACTTCGGCGCTCACGACCACTGCAACTGCGTCGCGGTGCCCGCTTTCGATGGCCACCCGCGCGACGTGAAGCCGTACACCCCGAGCCTCCGCGGCTCGACCGATGCAGAGCGCGCCGCCGCGCGCGCCTGGATCGAATCTCACTGACTCCCCCGTCGCGACGACTGGGAGAACAACGCCACCGGGCGCGATGCCCGAACGGCGACCACCCGAGCGATTCGGAGAAGAACATGAGCACCCCGGCAACCCCGCCAAGCGCAGACACGCCTCCCGCCGCACCCGCTGCACCCGCAGCGCCGCCCGTCACCCCGCCCGCTACGCCTGCATCGCCCGCGACGGGCGCAGTGCAGGACGACCAGCAGCTCGGCGACGCCGGCATCAAGGCACTTCAGGCCGAACGAGCCCGCGCCGCTAAGGCCGAGGCCGACCTGAAGGCGCTACAGCAGGAGATCGCTGACTCGCAGAAGTCGGCCGAGCAGAAGGCCGCGGACGCACTCGCAGCGGCCAATGCACAGGCGGCCGAGGCTGCCGCCCGCGCACTTCGCTATGAGGTCGCGGCGGAGAAGGGTCTGGATCTCGCGCTGGCCGCACGCCTGACCGGCTCGAGCCGCGAGGAGCTTGCCGCCGACGCCGACGCGCTCATGTCTCTGATCCCGAAGGCCCCGGAGGCACCCACGCCCCCGACCGGCCCCACCGTCCCCGGGCAGCAGCCCGGAGGCGCACAGACGCCCGCTCTCGTCACCCAGTCCGACCTCGACGCGCTCGGCGCGGCGGGGAAGTACGACGAGATCAACCGTCTGCGGCGCGAAGGACGGCTCTCCCATCTCGGCGTCGCGCCTCCAAAGCGCTGACTCCAAAGCCCTGAAAGGAAGCCATCATGGCTGTCACCAACTTCCAGTCGTCGATCTGGCACGCGTCTCTCCTCGAGAACCTGCACCAGAACACCTTCGTGATCCCGACCCTCAACCACGACTACGAGGGCGACATCACCAACGGCGGCGAGACCGTGAAGATCACCGGCTTCACTTCGCCGACGATCAACACCTACTCGGGTTCCATCACCCGCCAGGCGCTGACCGACTCCAACCTCGACCTCAACATCGACCAGAAGAAGTACTACGCGTACCTGGTCGACGACGTCGACAAGGTCCAGTCGGCTGGCTCGTTCGAGCCCGTGCAGGCGGACGCCGGCGCCGGCCTGGCCGACACGGCCGAGAACTTCGTCCTGACCGACATGCTGACCAACGGCACGTCGGCCGGCACGACCGCGGTCACCACCTACGCCCTGGCCGACGCCGCGGTGAAGGCGATCCGCACCGCTCTGGTCAAGGCGAAGGTTCCGTCGATGGGCCGCTACCTCGCGGTGAACCCCGAGGCGGCCGGCTTCCTCATGGACAACGGCGGTTCGCTGTTCAAGGCCAACGAGGCGGGCTCGGACGACACGCTGCGCAACGGCGTGATCGGTCGCTACCGGGGCTTCACCGTCATCGAGACCCCGGCCTCATCGATGGCCAACAGCTCCAAGCCGTGCTTCATCGGCTACTGGGGCCGCGCCTACGGCTACGCCGACCAGCTGCTGAAGACCCGCGCGCAGACCGTGACCGACGCCTTCGGCGACCAGGTCGACGGCCTGCACGTCTACGGCGGCAAGGTCATCCGCGCCACCGCGGTCCAGACCTACGTCTCGGCCTGATCCCACAAGGAGAAACCACCATGCCCTTCATCAAGGCGAAGAACGGCAACGTTGTCGAGGTCGACGACGTCGACCTGGCTGCGCGGGCTCTCAAGCAGGGTCACGAGGTGTTCGCCTCGGACCCGAGCGAGAAGGGCGCGAAGAAGTGGACGCCGGAGGCTGACCAGCCCGCCGGCGACTCCGAGTAACGGAAAGGGGGCGTCATGGCTCTGACTGTGCCGTTCGCTACGGCGGACGACCTGGCCGCCCGCTGGCGCCCCCTCTCCGCCGAGGAGGAGGCTCGCGCCGACATCCTCTTGGGTGACGCCTCGCAGCTGATCCTCGACGAGGACAAGGTCGGCATCCTCGACGCTCTCGAGGACCCGCCCTCTTTGACGCTGGTCCGCATCGTGTGCGCGATGGTCAGGCGGGCCATGATGTCCGGGGGTGACTCTGCCTCGCAGACGCAGCAGGCAGCGGGGCCGTTCAGCATCTCCACGACCTTCGCGAACCCTGGCGGCGACCTGTACCTGACGAGCGCCGAGCGCAGGGCCATCGGCTTCTCAAGCCAGCGCGCCGGCTCCGTCGACATGTTCGAGATCGCGGACCCGACGTTCCCGTGACCGGCAACTGCACCGCCACCCTGCGCACGGTCACCACCACGACCGACGACAACGGCGACACGTCCATAGCCACCGCAGACACGGTGCTCGACTGGGCGATCATCGCGCCTCGTTCGAGCGTCGAGCGCGTGGACCCGCACGCACCCGCGGTCATCACGGCGGCAACGCTGTACGGGCCGGGCGGCACGGCCATCGACTCAGACGACCTGGTCATCATCGCCGACCACTCTCCCGCCATGAACGGGGAGTGGCAGATCGACGGCGTGGCCGGTGACTGGAAGTCGCCGTACTCGGACTGGCATCCCGGCGTCGAGGTGGCGCTCAAGCGGGCTGGGTCGGTCTGATGCCCACGAAAGTCCGGCTGAACTCTGCCGGCGTGGCTGCGATCCTCAAGTCTGGCGGCGTCGCTGCGGTCGTCAAGGACGCCGCCGAGACGGTGGCCGAGCGCGTCCGCGACCAGGGAATCAAGGTCGGCGACCGCGACGGCGGCAGGCACGAGTACGACCTGCCTGTCACGGTCTCGATGGTCACCACTGACCGCGCGCACGCCAACGTCACCCTGGCGCATCCGTCCGGTGACGCAGTGCAGGCCAAGCACGGAGCGCTGACAAAGGCTGCGGCCGAGGCAGGGCTTGATGTGAGGGGGGCGAAGTGAGCGACCTCGCTGTCACCTTCCCCGACCCCGAGGCCGTCGAGATCGCCTATCTCAAGGCCGCATTCCTGCCGCACACGGAGACCTACAAGCCCGCGACCGTCACGACCGCATTCCCTGCCGCCGCGCTGACCACGGCCACGCACATGCAGGTCGAGCTTGAGATCGGCGCAGCGGACGACTACCCGATCACCGAGCGCGCGCGGGTGCGGTTCACCGCCTACGCCGCACCCGGCAAGCGCTCCGACGTCAAGGCGCTGGCCTCGCTGACTCAGGCGCTCATCGCCAGCCAGCCCGGCTCGGACGACGTCGCCTCGACGCGGGTCATCCTTGGCCGCTCGAACGTGATCACCGACCCGGACACCAAGAACCTCATGGTGTGGTTCCTGGCCGAAGTGAGCATGCAGCCGACGCTGCTCGCCTCCTGATCTGACCGCCCCACGCGGTCGCGAATCGCGCGCACATCACCCATCCACTGAAGGAGTAATCCAGTGAGCGGAAACACTGCCAACGCGGCTGTTTGGGGCGGCGCCGACGTCCTGATCGCCCCCATCGGCACAGCGATCCCCGCGACCAACGCGGCCTTCGATGCGGCCTGGAAGTACGTCGGCCTGCTCGACGGCGGCCAGGGCTTCGAGGAGGGCATCGAGGTCGCTTCGACCGACCACGACGCCTGGGGCTACGGGACGATCTTCACCACCTACAAGGCCCAGAAGCTGACCAAGACCTTCACGGCCCTGGAGGAGAACGCGACCGTCATGGGCCTGGTGTACGACACCACGTCGATGACCTTCGACGACACGCTCGGCACCTACGTCGGCACCCTCAAGGTCCGCGACCACACCACGCAACTCCTGATCGCGTTCGTGACCACGTCGGGCGGTAAGGAGAAGCGGCTCATCTCCAAGGGCTACGCGACCGTGGCGCCGACCAACGCGGGCAGCGACGGCGAGGAGTCCCTTCAGTCCAAGGGCTTCACCGCGACGATCTTCCCGAACGGCTCCAGCGAGCTTTGGTACGCCTACAAGGGCGCCAGCCTCTGATGGCCGGCAAGGCGAAGGCCGAGAAGGTCAAGGTCACGCTGCTGGTCAACACGATCGGTGCGAAGGCGTTCGACGTCATCGAGTGCGACCCCGAGGTTGCGGCCGACATGGTCGCCAATCATCAGGGCTACGTCACCAACCAGCCCGCCGAGGGCTGACCCGATCGGGCGGGCGGGGAGTTCTGCGCGGTTCGCCCCGTCCGCTCTCAGCACCTGAACCGCGCGCGCACGACCCCAACTCAACAGAAGGAACCGCGCCCATGAGCACTGCATCCAACGACGTCCGCAAGGCCGAGGCCGAAGGCAAGTCCATGGCGACCGTGGAATTCCGCGGCCACAAGTTCGAGATCTCCCGCGATCAGGCCGACTGGTCGCTCGACTTGCTCGAGGCGCTCGAGGATGGTCGGAACATC